CATCAGACCACTTCCTCGCCCGGCTGCTCGGGAATCAGGACGGCGTTGGCGTAGCCCTTGTCGTTGACCTCGAGGAGCAGCTCCACGCCGTCGAGGAGGTTGTAGAGGTTGTCCAGGTCGAGGCGCTCACCAGCCGCGGGGGCCTCGAGGCCGGCAGCCAGGTGCAGGCGGTCGATGTTCAGGCCAGCGTAGTGGTCAGAAGGCGCGCCGGAGAACTTGATGATCAGGTCCTTCTCCACAGCGGTCTCGACGGACTTGAAGGAGGCGATGAAGACAGCCTGAGCGTTGAACTTGGCCAGCTTGTCGCGGTCGGTGATCCGCTTGATGCCAGTCATGAAGACCGGGTGGGTGCCGGGGCCGATGGTGACTTCGGAAACGCCTTCGGGGCGGTAGGACATGGGTGGAACTCCTTAGGAGGCAGCCGTCATCGGCTGGTAGGTGGTGATGGGGGTGGCGTTGATGATGCGAACCGTGCGCTGGGACCAGGTCTCGCCCTTGGCCGCGATCGCGTTGTTGGTGAGCTTCGTGCGCAGCTTGGCGAACTCCTCGGCCTTCATCCGGGAGAGCGTCGGGCCATTGGCACCCGGGAGGAGATGGCCGGACTTGAAGGCCCAGGAACGCAAGGCGTCGCGGTCGATCCTGAAGGCCCCGACGAAGGCGTTGAGGGCCTCGTATTGGACCTGGCTGATGCCGCCGTTGGCCTCGTCGGTATCGGCGTCAGGCGTGGGTGTGGGGTCGATCCCTTCCACGAAGTCGATGGCCTCCTGACTGATCTGCTGGGCCTCGGGGCGGGGCAGCTGGCTGATGACCTCGCCAGCGGTGCTGGGTGCCATCGACTCTGGGTGCATGATCGAGCGGAGACTGGCAATCTCGGCGCGCAGGGCCGGGAGGTTGCTGGGGCCCTCGGCCTCGAACTGGGCGATGAGCTTCTTGCGGGTCTGCTCGCCCATACCGACCGTGACCTCAGCCAGCTCGACCATGGCGGCCACCCACTCGGCAGGAGGCTCAGAAGGGGCAGTAGTTGGGGCAGAGGTTGTGGTGGCGCCCTTGTCCGTAGTGGCAGTGGGGGCAGCCACGGTAGGGCGCGTGGCCACCTTGGCCTTGGCCGTGGCGGTCGTTGCCGGCGGGGGCTCCGGAGCCGGGGTGCCGGACTTGTAGGCATCCACGAAGGCGTTGAAGTCCAGATCGATGGTTTCAGGCAGCCGCTTGGTGCGGTCGCCAGCCTCGTAGAGGGCGCTGGGCTTCGTGCGCATGACGCGGCGCTCGATCTTCTTGCCCTCGGGCCCGGGCACCATCTCCACGTCGCAGAAGAGGATGATGTCGACCATGCCCAGCACGATCTCCCGCGCTTTGCCGGGCAGCGTGGGGATCGTCTTCATGCGCTTGCCCGTGGGGGTGTCCATCTCCTTGTCTTGGGCGTGGGAAATGAGGTAGAGCCCATAGGGCAGCAGGGAGAGCTTGGTGAGCACCCGCTGGAACTCGTTGTTGACCAGGCTGAAGCCCTTGCCGAAGCCCAGGTCGCTCTCGTGCTGGATGTTGCTCTTCCGGCAGATGTGGTCCGCGCACATCTTGTAGGCGTTGTCGACGGTGTCCAGGATGATCGTCTTGAAGGGGTGATCACCCTTCTCGATGTCAGCGACGGCCACGCAGAGGCCCTGCCAGTTGAGGATGGGCTGCTGGAACACGTCGAGGCTGTTCAGGCCCGCCTCGGTGGCCAGGAAGAGCGCGTGGTCAGCACTGGAGCAGAGGGTGGACTTGCCGATCTTGCTGGCCCCGTAGAGCAGGACCGTCAGGTCGCTCATGGAGTCGCGGGGAGGGGTCTTCTGGGTTGGCAGGCTCATGCGGGCTTCTCCATGGGAGTGAGGTCAGGGGCGGAGATGTGGGGGTGCGCGGTCTCGATCTGGTCGAGGTATTCCCGCTCCTCTGGGGTCTCCTCGGGAATCCCGGCGCTGTGGGCGTTGGTGCTGATCGTGTGACGGCTCCGGATCCAGTCCCCGAGCGTCCGGGTGATGGCCGGGACGATCTTCATCAGCGCCTCTTCGATCTCGGCGGTGGTCGGCTGGTCGGTGGTGAGCATCGTGAGCTGGGGAATTAGCTCGGCGAGGGTGGCTGGTGCGGACTGTTCGGTGGTGCGGATCGGCATGGCTTCTCCTGGTCGCTCAGGGGTTGTGGTGGCGGTTGAAGTGGGGTAGGGGCGGAATCTTTCCACAGGCTCCAGGTCTTGGCCCCCACCCCTCAAAAATCATCCGGTCTGCCTTGACTCGCCGGGCTTGCATGACTTAATGATGTTCCGGTTTATGGCATAGTCAAGTGATAAAAATCACAGCCTTCCAACGGGGGCAAAGGTGTCCTTGATCTTTGAAATATCGCCCTTGAACGCCACAATGATCTTCTGTTCTCGTTTGGGGAACTTCCGTGTGTTCAAGGTCTTCTTGGCCTGGGCCAACCGGGTGAACTCGCACTCCAGGTAGATGATCTTGTTGTAAACAGACAGCCCGTTCTCTTTGAAGAAAAGCTCTGTCTCGGACTCAGAGCAGTAATAGGCCCCATTCTTGTCCCGACTGTCTCCGGTCATCACCACGAAGAAGCAGTTGTCGTTCAGGTGTTCGATGGCCTTCTTGTAGCCTGCGAACAGAACATCACGGAACTTCTCGTATGTGTTCAGGGAGTTGATCTCACCCTCCGGTGAGTTGCCATCGTAATCCACATACTTTTCCACCTTGTAGTAGGGGGGGCATGTGAACACTAGATCGAACATCCCGTCAGGATCGAAGGTTGACGAATCGCTCTTGATCCATTTCACATTCGGGAACTCGGAGCATATTTTGTTGTTCGCATCGCTTTGGTTCTGCCGGATCTCGCTGGCGATGTATTCAAACCCACAGGCCCCGGCCACATAACCGAATTGAACCCCCCCGCCAAAGGGGTTATAGATCCTGCGGCCATCCTTGGGCATGAAGAACCGGGCGATGACCTCACAGGCCACAGGGTCAAGGACAGAAGCGTTCCCGTTGTGAGACTTTTCTTTGTTTGTCTTGATCTCACCGTCCTCAATGGTCCGGGTCTGAAGGACCACATTTGAGAAACCAGCTTCACCCTGCCAACATCCCTCGCGGGTGGCATAGGCTGGGTTCGCTACGCCGTTAGCTTCACCAGCAGCGTCGATCCGCTCCCGCCACTCGCACTTCAACCGTAGCCAGTCGCCCTTGATCGAATTCCACACGTTGGTCATGGTGATGTGGGCCAGGAGTTTCATTCGGACATCTGCCAGGTCACCGTGAACCATGTAGTGGAACCCAGACATCTTGAGATAGGTCTGAAACCCCACACTCTCGAACAGGGCAGGCGTCTCAAACTTGCTCTTGGGGTCAGTGGTGATGATTGCCGGGTAGGCGTGTAGGTTTCGTGCGATCACTTCCCGCACCATCTGAGCATAGAGGGCCTTGGTGTATTTCTCGGGTTTGATGACCGACTGGAGAAGACAGAACTCTCGGGACACATCGTTATTCTGGAAGGTGAAGAACCCGGAGAACTCCCCGCCGATCTTTAGGACAATGGCAGAATGAATCTGCATGTTCTTGCGTGCCGCACGCTTTGCGATCCCATCTTCAATTGCGAGTTTGGCGATGTCCTCTTCAAACCCAGACCCGATGATGCAGGGCACATAGACCCATTCGATCTCAGAGGGGAAAATGGGTGTTTCTTGGAAGGTCATAGATCCTACTTTCGTTTTGTGCTTAAATGGTTCTGAACCCCGCACTGGTCTGGACAAGTTTCACAAGTTCCGAGATAGACACTTTCATTGTGAAGTGATAGGTATTTGCCACCTCCCCTAGATTCTTGGTGCTTCGTTAAGAGAATGTCACCACTTAGAACCCGCTGGTTGAGTTGTGATGCCCTCAGTGGATTGTCGATTGATGGTTCAAGTGACAACAGGTAATTCTGTTTTTCACGGCACTCGCGGCCCCAACCTGTGTCACCGTATTCACAGGTCACAACCCGGCAGACGCTCACGATCCCAAACGATTGGATTCGACCAATCTGCCCAACCAGGTAATACAGTTCGGGGTTTGAATCCATGCCGCTGGTTGAGGTGTTTATTACAGCAGCCAGCGCCGAAAGCCGCTTGAGTTGGTCATCACTAGCGGCGATCCAGTGTTTGGTGATGATGACTGGAACCTTGCCTGTTCCCCTCAAGGCCTCGCAAACCCTGACGGTGTTCTCCCAGTCGTGGCAAGGATCACCAGCGGTCCCAATCCGATACCATGTTGCCCGGTGGTCCCGCACAATACAAAAGACATCCCGCCATGATCTGTGATTCATCTGCCGGGTGACACTGGTTGCGAAGTCAATTCCATAACGGGCCGCAGTCTTTGCGGCGTAGCACTCCCCGTAGCAACCGCCCTCCGGATAAGCCTGCATCCCAAGGGTGCAGCCCTTCACGGTATCAACATCCAGAACACCCTTCCCATTTTCAACGGCTGTCAAAATTGGGAGGTATGCTCTCAGCCCGCCAATCCCAGGCTCGGTATCAAATAGGCTGCCGTTCGGGGTCTTTCGCATAGGTTCATGTTATGCCGTCCAGCGGAATGTGCAAGTGACAATTATCACACTGGACGATTCCAGGGGGGAGCATATACTTGGGATATGACAGATCTCCGACCCTATCTCACCATGCCCATCCGTGACCTGCAGAACCGTGTAGGCTTCAAGTCCTACTCTCAATTCTGGTGCATCATCACCGGGCGCACCCGCGCCACTGCTGAGGTTGCGGTCAAGATCCACAACGAAACAGGCATCCCGAAGTCCACCATCCGGCCTGATCTATGGCCTCCACGCAAAAGCCGCCAGAGCGACCCGGCGGCTTGACACTCACCCGTTCATAGGAGGAACGAGCATGACCAAGAGTAAATCAGAACCCTTCGCTCTGCAAGACGTCCCACTGATCATCTGCTGCTTCATGGCGGCCGCCCTGGTCTGGGATGCCGGACTTTCCATCGAGGGTGTCGCCCACAAGGCGGGGCACGACGGAGCTTATATTAACCGGTTCGTCGAAGCCATCCTGCAGCTCGCCGAAGGCGGTGTCAGGTGATGACCACCGAGGCCTACCTCCGCGAGCTCCACCAGATCAACGGCCGGTTTCACGCCGCCCAAGTCAAAGCCCATGAGGACCGCACCACGGCCATCATCCAGCTGGTTGAGAAGGCCGTGAA